ACATTTCTGACAAGAAGGAAGCACCTATGCCCCAGGTGCGTCATGCCCCCCGGCCCCCTTCCAGCCCAACCGATCACAGCGAAGAGACCTCGTCATCGGCTCCCTAGCCACGCCGAACGGCTCTCGGCCTTTCCAGTCGCACCAAGCGGCTTCGGCTTCGGTGCCCTGGCCAGGGTCTCCTGGCTCCCGCCTTTCCCGCCCCTGGGGTCCGCGCCGGCATCTTCGGATCAAGCCTGCGCTTTAACCACCAATCTTCGAACTGTCCACCATGCTCCTTGAGTTTCACGGCCACCAGTCGGTCCACCCCCTCGAAGGCCGCGACCGGCCGATCGTTGATCGCCTGCTCGCCTGCACAGTGGACACCGCCACCGACACAGACGTCGTCGACCTGGCCCGCCTGGTCGCCCGCTATGCCGACTTCCAGGGCGCCTTCCCCCTGAAGAAGGACCTGATCCAGGCCGCCAAGACCTTGGGCTTCGCCAGTCGCGACGCCCTTAATGCCGCTGCCAGGCGCATTTGGCAGTCCGGCTACTCGCCAATGAGCGATCAGGCTGACACAGGTGTAGGATCTGGCGCAGACGTGCAGGCGGCCGAGTGAGGCGGCTGGCGTCGTTCCCTCTCTTGAAAGCTTCTTGCTCCCTTACAAGCACTCCCAAACACTTATGCAGCACTACGGAGAACCAGACCCTACCAACCCTGGCTCTGTCGGAGGCGTAGACATTGCCGCAGCCGAAGCCGCCCTGGAGGCTGAGGCGGAGGGGCCCATACAACCGCCTGGACGATCGGGCCTTACGTGGGAAGCCGCCATCAATGGCCTGCGTGATGTACTGGCAGACCAGACAGAAAGGGCCGTTCAAGCACCTTGGCAACGCTCTCGGATCCTGACGGCCATGGGCTTGATGGTGGCAAATTCCGCCACCCCGCCAGCTCCGGTGCCAGAGACGCCTTCAAATGATGCTTGGTGGCGCGAACTCATCAGCGAGATCGCCAGGGTTCAGCATGTTGCAGCAAGCGAAGGCCAGGGCGGATCGTTTGACCTGGCCAAAGCTGTTGAATTGTGGTGCCGCCCCGCCACCCCGCCAGCGCCGGAACTGCTGGAAGCCAATTTTCGCGCTTGGCACAAAGAAGCACGGGGCTCTTTGTATTACGGGGCCATGCCTCTTTGTGACGCAATTGAGTGGGCGCAGCACCTGCTCCAACAAGTCACCCTGCAAGCGCTTGTTCCGCCGGCAGCACCGGCGCCGCCGATCACAGAGCCTTCAGCGCTACCTGAATTGGTCCGATACGGCTTTATTGGCGACGGCCCCAACCGGCCCCTGCTGGTTTGGCTGGTAGATGGCTATTGGACTCCATGGCACATCGCTGCCACCCTGCTTCAGCAACAGCAAGCCGAGCTGGCCGCCCTGCGGGCTGCGCCGGTGGTGGTTTCCGAAGAACTGCGCCAGATCGGCGACCGCCTGCGAAATCAGGACAACCGCTGCACCGCGAATCCGATCTTCCTGGTTCGCGGGAAAGAGCGGATTTACGGCCTTGATTCAAGCGCCTCCGACGAGGCCGTGTGGATGAATGATGAGTGGAACCCCGTTGACATTCCCGAGGACGCCGACCCTGACCAGCCGCCCCACGGCTTAACGGTGGTCCGGTATACCGCTAGATGGAAAGTCCTAATGGTGGCATTCACGGAACAGGGATGCAAGGACCACCTGCGCCTTAATGGGCACAATTATCGAATATACGATGAGGTTGGTATCTACGTTGATTCTCTCAATCGCTGCCCTGAGATGATCGCCATCAGGGAGTTTCTTTTAGGGCTGCCAGCGCCCCAGGCTGGGGAGACCCAGCCATGAGCATCCCAACCGTCAACTATCAAACCTCCCGCGATGATCTCATCGCCCGCATGGCTGATGAGCTGGATCGCCTTCAGCCGCTGCCTGCATTCCCGCCTGTCACGTCTCATCCGCTTGCTGCCGAAGCGCGCGCTTTGCTTCAGCTTGGCTTGTCGCTAGTGGTTGCTCCAGTTCCGGTAAGTGAGCGGCCATGGGAGCGGGAAGGTTGGTGTCATCCCGAAACTGGAATGTGCTTGATTGAGCAATGGTGCGCCGATGACATTTACTCGATAACATGGAAACTTCAGCCTCCGATTAGCGAGCAGGAGATAGAAAAGGCAGACATTGCACGATCAAGGCTGTTTACCCTGAAGGGCGGGTCGATAACTTTTTGCTGATGTTCGGCAGATCGCTTCCTTTTGACAGCACTTTTTTGGCAGTACCTATTCAGCCATGACTGCCATTGCCCTCTTTTTTATCTGCTTCACGGGCATTCCTTTTTGTCGATTCTTCGAAGTCCCAACGCCATTGCACCATGTCTGACAGTAATCATGCTCCCCTCAAAACTGCCACCGAAAAACCAGCCATGGAACAGTACGTCAAGCCCCGACGCATTTATCTTGCATCTTCGTGGCGGAATCCTACTCAGCCCGCAGTATTGGCCGCTTTGCGTGATGCTGGGCATGAAGTGTATGACTTCCGTAATCCTGCTCCAGGCCATGAGGGCTTTTCCTGGAGCGACTGCGGCGGCATGGCTGCATCTTACGGGTCAGGCAGGGGAGCTAGAACGATTCCGTCCTATCTGGAGGCGATTCGTTCGGCACGCGCAACCGAAGGCTTTGCATTTGACAAAGAAGCGCTGGACCGGTGCGACACTTGCGTTCTGGCGTTGCCATGTGGCCGTAGCGCTCACCTTGAGCTGGGTTACGCAACTGGTCAAGGCAAAGACACCTACGTGCTATTGCACGAGGAGGAATTTGAACCTGAGTTAATGTACCTGCTTAATACAGGTATTTGCGCCAGCACTCAAGAACTTATCGAAGTTCTTGACCCTCAACGCTGCTACGGACGGCCAGCGCCCCAGGCTCAATAGAGGGAGTCCTACCAATCAGGACCGCCACCACCTTCCTTGTTCTTTAACCTTGGCTGACACCTTCCGCTCCATCCGCTATCCCAAAATTCCCAAAAACTGGGATCAACGTTTCCTGTACCTGGCTGCCACCGTCGCCGCCTGGTCCAAGGACCCCTCGACCAAAGTCGGCGCCGTAGCCGTGCGCCAGCGGCGGGTACTGGCCACCGGCTACAACGGCCTGCCTACCGGCATGATCGACAGTGTGGAGCGCTTGCTCAACCGAGACGTTCGTCTCGCTTTAACAATTCACGCTGAGCTGAACTTGGTCACCTTTGCGGCCCGTCACGGTATCTGCCTTGATGGATCTACCGTTTACACTTACCCTTTACTGCCTTGCAGTAATTGCGCTACCGCTTTGATTCAGTCCGGTATAACCAAAGTAGTTGCCCCGGACTTCGTCATGCCGATGCGCTGGCAGGAATCCATCACCCAGGCCAAGCAAGCCTTCCTAGAGGCCGGCGTTGGCGTCGAGTTGCTGGCCATTGAAGGCCCTCTGCATGTAGCTGCTGCGTCAAATCCAGATCGCGATGACCACGAGGAAACTGAAGACGCGCACTTGCGGCTGGTGTAATCCCACGCCAGTGCTTATGCTGCACCCACTTGCTCAGCAGACCTTGCACAACTGTCCTCCGGGATCCCGCGTCAAGAACTCCCTTGACGGCCGTCTGGGCATGGTCTACAGCTCGCCGGAGCGAGCGCGAGCGTCTCTTGCCTTGGTTCCAGTCATGGTAGAGGGCTCCACCCGCCGCGAGCTTTGGGCCACCCACACCACCAGACCGCTCCCTCGGACTGAGCAATTTGTCGCCTTGGGTGGCACGAAGAGCGCGCCTGCCGGCTACCCTCTGACGCCTTTGGACGGCTGATGGCCCGCCGGCGCAGCGGCTGGTACCTGGGCGAAGGCTTTCACGCCGAAGTGGCAATGGGCAAGCCCTGCCTGTTCGCTCGCCACAACCACGGTGCTCGGGACTACCGCAGCCAGCGCTACACGGACACCCAGGCCTGCGTTCAGTGCGTTGCAGAGCTGGTTCGGCCAACTTTGAACCTGGATGTCAATGCGGTTCTGCGCTCCTACCAGTTGCACTATCTGGAGTTCTGGGCCCTGGTTGACGTGCGCGGGGCGGATGATTGCTGGG